CCCAGTTAATATCCTTAGGTAGTTCGCCAAACTTTCCGATTCTTCCGTGATTGCCCGGCTCGCAGATAACTGTTACCTTTTCAAAGTTAGCCAAAAGTGTGCGGGTTATCTCGATCATAATTCGGGAAGCATCCACAAACTGACTCATAACATCTGAATCAACTTCATAGACTTGGCTTGGGAATATCGTTGTGTTCTCAATATGATCTCCACCGAACATCACAACAACTTCTTTTACAGGGTGATCTGCGCGTTGGATGTTAGTGAGCAAAATTGTTTTCTCAATAGATTGCTTGACTAGGCGTTCGCACTCTTTACTGTCGTATGTGAGAGTGTGCTTGCCTAATTGCCAGTCGGTTGAGTGCAGTAGCGCAACCTCAGCCTTCTTTGCGCGAGTGTCTTTTACAGGTGCAGGAACGGCAGGTAGTGGGCCAGCCGCAAGCATCGCATCGTGAGCCGCTTGAACTACGGCAGCAGTAAAGTCATCGCGGTTCTTCTTGACCTTAGCCAGTTGCCTTTGTGCGTTGAGTAAAGCGTTACGCAGTTCAGTTATCTGTGGGTCGGTATCTTTAAGTTTATCTTCAAGACTCATCTATGCCTACAATCGTCATTCCGTGTTTGGTGTAGCCCTGTTTATCCACCCAAGAATCTTCGTGGAATGGATTTTTAGTGATGCGAACAGACTTGAGCGCATCCATCATTAGTGCAACTTCGTGTGGAGCAATATCTTCATCCATATTAAGAAGCGCGCCCCAAATGCGACCGATACGAGTGAACTCTGTATGAGCATCACCGTATTCAGAAAGGCGTTCAATAAGCACTCGATCTACCTTTTTGGACATCGACACATTCCCTTTGTGTGGTTATAGAAAGTGTTATTGCTGATCTTGTATCCCTCAGATTTCAAAGCGTTAAAGATTGCCCAACCTGACACGCCACCTTCTGTAGCTTTATCTATGGCAGTTCTATCTTTTTCGCTAAGACTTTCAAGGATTTTGCCCATAGCGCACAATTTATTTTGCTCAATCATCGCTTGGTTTAATAGATCGGCTATTGCCATTAGTTGCCTCCCTTTCGTGGGGAAGCCTAACTTAAACCTGTGGACAACCGCTTAAGACACGCGCAAGCAAAAACCCCCGCCTTTTAATGACGGGGGTTTTTTAGGCTTTAATATCACTCGAAGCCTAGTCTGCTATACCCTGTTGGTATTTGACCAACGGCGTTACTTTACAGCGCGGGTTCTGAAACTTGTTTAACTTGAGAGCGTGTCGCAGCCCTAATTTTTAATTTAGCGGGAGAATAACCACCAATAGTGCGCCCAGTCTTTTTATTAGTCTTGGGATGTTTTTTAGAAGCCTTACCGTTTGGGCGATTGTCATTGCGCTCGCCTCTACTTTTGTTCTTAGCCATTAGCGGATTCTATTCGATGTTATTGACATACGGCGTGACAATATGAGAGTCAGGTTGAACGCCCGGATTTGAGGTGGGATTGTGGGGTACAGAACCTCCCCCAAGAGCAGCAATTCCAACCAGCATTAAATGGTGAAGATCGGTGGCATATCCGCAAGCAGTCCAAGTGGTCATAGCCGTACCTGATGCGAGAGCAAGGGCTTTAGGGTTGGTAATCGGTACGCGTATCAAGGCAGTTCCTTCATTAGAGCTATGTAGGTTGATTTATCTACGATACCTGTTTGTGGGCTTCCTTGCCGTTTCTGAAAGGCTTTGAGTGCGCTGATATGGGTAGATGTCCAAGCCGTGTTCTGAGCCACCGCAGGAAGTAAGCCAGCCTTGTATAACGCTTTTTCAACTGCCAATTCTTGCGGGGTCTTGCCTTTAAGCGGGAAGTCAGAGGCAGCCCAAGCAGGTGCGGTAAATACAGTTGTCGGCTTAGTAGTGGCAGGGGTTGAGTTGTGAGTAACTGCCATCCCTCCCCCAGTAAGAGCGGTTACGCCAGCAACGCCACCTGCAACCATCTTGTTTGTGCCAAGAGATGTGGCTGGCTTGAGAGTTGTTTCGTATTGAGGGCGAACGATTGCTAAGACATAAAGGTAAGGGCGGTGGCGTAAATAAACTCCGTTGCCATTAGCCTGTGATGCGGTCAGCGCGTGGTCAGGGCTTGTATTTGCACCAACAGTTGTTATGCCATCTTTAGAAGCATCTACGATAATTTCAATGTGATCGGCTTGTCCATTGCCGTTAAATGAAAAGAAAACTAAATCGCCGGGTCTGCCGTCATATTTATTGACCACGCAACTTTTTTGTTGAAACCACGCAAGTCCAGCAGGGCAGTAGGCGAAGCCCTTTGTTGTTTGAGCAGCGACTAAGTGTGAGAGATTATTTTGGGCAAATACCCAGCTCACAAACATCGCGCAATAGGGTTGATTGTTCATTCCATACCAAGTGCCGTAAGGATTGTCGTTATTAGCACTCTCGACAAAGCCCACCTGCTGTTGAGCGGTGTGAACGATGTCTAGTGCGTTTGCCATTTATCCTCCAATAAAAAAGCCCCGACCCCTTCTCCAAGGTCGAGGCTCTTTCGTAATTCTACTACTTAGTAGTTTCAGCCTTTGCGATCTTGTTTCCCTCAGTAATGGCAGCATCAACGGCAGCCTCTACGAGTGGAGCAGGTGCGCCTGTCTTTGCGCTGATTGTGTTCACAAGTGACTTAGGATTTACGCGAGCCAAGATAGGCACTAGCAATCCACCAACGACTGCTTCTGTTGCAAGTTGCTTGAGTGAATCGTGTGGCTTGATTTGATAAGCAGCATAGCCAGCAGCAACAATGCCGTAGCCGTAGTGCTCTAATAAACTTTTTTCTTTAAGCGTTAGGTTCAGTTTGAACTTTGCCATCTTTATCCTTCTTTCCGATGAGGTTACGAACATACTTTTGTGCTTCATAATCAGCATAAGCGGCGTGATGTATTCCACCTGCGCCCCTATGATGCTTAACACAAAGCCACATTAGGTTCTCTGCTGATTCTACCCACTTACCGACTTCATCGGGATTAGATACACCGGGGTAATCAACCTCTAGCCATTTGAGATCAACGCCGTTTTGTAGGCTGAACTCAATGTGCGCGTGATGTAGTTCTAGTCCTCCATCGCACTCAGAGAAATCTTGACGATGTCCTCCGACAGCGCAGACGGCTGTGGCTTGAGTGGCTTTGCGGTACGCATCAAAATCTCTGTAATGCGGGTCTTCTGTCCTCTCCGGGTGCGCCGGATAGTGAACCACATAATTGTTAGTAATTGCTTGATCGTGTGCATCCATTTATCTTACCTTTAGTCGGGGAAACTATCCTTAGGGTTGAGATAGCGCAGAACCACAGGGATTACCGCAGCAAAGACTGTAGGGATAATGACTGATTTCTTGACTAAATCTGTGTAGTGAAAAGCTAGTTCAAAGACGAGAAAAGACTCAAACCAAGTACGGAAGATCGAGCGTAATCTATTCTGATTTTGCTTTGAGAACTTCAACATCTATTTTTATCTCCTGTTGCTTCTCAATGAGGGTATCAACCTTGTTAATCAGTCCTGTCTGACCATCGTTGTAGAGCGCGTACATAATCTTCTGTAAATCTTCACGGATTTCTTCGGTATGTTGTTTAACAAAATGTTTTGCAAAATATCCCAATCCAGCCCCAAGCCCTGCTAAAAGGAAAAAATATGAATAGGCGATAGTTGCCCAGTCTGTTGCAGTCATAAGTTGCGCCCTTTCGGGTTATTAAGTCAGCGTGATTGTCTTAATTGTACCAGCCGAATTAACGAACTTAAGAATGTTAGTTGTGGAGTTGTACCACATATCACCATTACGGTAATTGGTTGGGTCAGTAGCCACAACAGGAATCGTAAAGCGCGCTGATGTTTCTAGTTTTGAAATACGAGCATCTAAAGCAGCAAAGATGTCGCGCAAAGCTGGCGGTTGATTTACATAAGGCACAGTTACTCCTAGTTACTTGTTGTCGTAAGGGTTAAGGTTACGCGCTCAGGCTGATTGTTTTCACCGGGGCTTACATTAAGTCCGATAATGCGGTAGTTGCCGTCAAAGCCAGCAGGATAGAAGTCATCGGTAACAACTAAGCGAGCTTGATCTCCAAGGCTATAACTTCCATAAACAGGGTCAATGTAAGGTGGCGCAACTACCTGAATTGTCTGAGGAGGATAGGAAACTACGCTGACCTGACCTGTTGCCATATTGCCAAGCAAGGTTGAGTCGGTGATGTTGGAGTAGTTCATTGAGTCCTCTAGCAAAGCCCAACCCGCAGCAGTTTTGGTGCTATCTGTTCCTGTAGAGATTAACTTAGCCTCATTAGAACCCGCACCTGTGAGATACACGGTATTAGCCGCTTTAGTGCCATCTTCCTTGTAATTGTATTGCACAATGTTTCCAGCAGGGAGCATAAATACTGGCGCGGTAGTAGAAGTTGAGGAGTAGGTATTACCTAAGCGCGGATAGCCAAGTTGCAGGGTCTTAGTTGGGTTTCCACTAGTGTCATAGGCAACCTTGATATTAAAATCAAAGCCATTCGTAGCTTTTGCTAGATCAGAGATTGCGCTGAAATAAGTCTTGAGTTCATAGCCGTAATAGACCTGATTGACTGTTACCCCCGAAGTATTGGTGGGAACGACTACGCCGATATTGCCATAAGGAACGGCTTGGGCCGCAGTAACAAGATTCTGAACAACTGTGAGTTGATCTACCCCTGAGAATGATTGAGTTGTTGTAATACGCCTACGCTCGAAGTAGCTCTCAAACTCACGAGCTGTGACCTTGAGGTGCTGGCTTTGGCTGTCCCATTCACGGTTCCAGATAACGCCACCCCAGACCAGGGTGCCAGCTCGGTCCACGTAGATCGCATTTCTGCCTGGGACCGTAGAAGCTAGGACGTTTAGATTAGCTGCGCTTACGCCCGATAGAAGTAAATCCCCTGTCAGCGTTCCAGCAGCGTTTAACTGTTGCGTGAAATTAACATTAGTAATCGGCAGTTCGCCAATAATGTTGTTAGTCAGTAGGTCGGCGAATAGATACCGATAATAAGTAGTAGCCATTTGCCTATCCTAATCGTTATTTAGAAATTGCTCCAAGAATAGGCGTAGGGTCTGCCTGTGGGATTGACTTAGGTTCATTTGCTATGAACGCTGCTTCAACGGTCGCAGGAGTAGGCGGAATAAAATTAGTTCCGTCATAACCCCAACCGATACCTGCTGAACCAGCAACAAGTTCAAACTCTACGCAAGTTTTATTTGTAACGGTTTCAGCAATTTCTAAAGTTTCAGCAATAATAGTGTTAATTACTACACCATTTTCAATTACTGCAAAGTGAGCCATTAGTTTTTCTCCATCTTAATAGAATATGTAAATTACGCCTTGTGAACCGTTGCCACCATTACCAGCATTAACGGTACTAGCAGTATTTTGTTTTGTATTTCCGTTTGCAAGACCACCACCACCACCGCCACCAGCACCATAGCCAGTTGCGTTAGAACCATTAGAACCTGCTGCCTGATTAGAACCAGTTGCAGCGCCACCAGCACCACCGTTGCCACCAGCGCCACCAAATTGTGTAGCAGCACCACCATTACCACCAGCGCTAGGTGTAGTTGAAGCGGAAGTTCCACCACCACCGCCACCACCAGCGCCACCAGCAAATATGCTATTTAAGTTAGTGTATCCGTTGTTAAAAGTACTGGCAGAACCACCACTTCCATTTGATTGACCACCGCC